TTAGCCATTAGCTGATCCCGTCTGCAGCTCGACGGTACGCCCGGACGATAGAGGCGGTCCAAAATGCGACGACAGCGGGCGCAATGTCTGCGACCACGGGCCAAACGGCGTACCCACGGTCACGGCGTGGCGCCATCTGCCGGGCGGTGTGCCTGTCGGTGATCGTGAACCGGCGCCCCTTGGGGCTCGTCGACGTATAGGTGCGGGTGATCTGATCGACGCGTGAGCCTCGCTTACCTTTCACGCCGCCCCGCTCATACTGCCGCCCGATTTCGCCGGGATTAGCGCCGCCCGATAGCGGGCGGGTGCGCTGATACGCCCGAGCTGTCGGAGGGTTGCCCGCCTGAAAGGTGACGCCCGTAGCGAGCAGGTCGGGATACGGACCGAAGCGGGCACTAGCTGCAGCGAGGGTGCGCACGCCGTCGACCCACTCGGGGCGGAATGCAGCCGCCGTCTCGTCTCTCACGAGAGAGCGGGTGCGCCTATCGGCGACCTTAAACGCTAGGACAGACGCCGCGAGGCGCCGGTCTCCCTTCACTGACAGCACGACGCCCGAGCCGCCTAGGCCCAGGTAGTCGTCGAGCTCGTCACGGACAGGTTAAGCGGGTGACGCCCGAGAGTGTCAGGCGTGAACACCTGCTCATGCGATGAGACGACGCACTCACCCTCGACGGTGAGCACCGAGCCGACAGGCCCGCCGACGTTCTCTGTCCAAATAAAGGCGAGGGTTGCGTCGGCCTCTAGCGCGGTGATCAGGGCGCGGGTGATCCCTGTCGCGCTTGTGTCTTTGTAGACCTCGCCCGAGATAGAGCCGTTGCTCGGCGTGCCCGGCTCGGCGACCTTATCGCCGCAGGCGACAGGCACGAGCGTCGGCTCGCTTCGGCTCGGCCACGTAAGCGTGCCGTTGATCACCTGGCAGGCGAACTCTTCGCCGTCGAGGGTGAGAGAGAGCTCTGCATCTTTCTGAGTAGCCATGATCAGCCTCCGATAGTCGTCGAGTAGGTCGCAGAATAGGCAGGCAGCTCGCCCGTGCTGTGCGTGTACGTGCCGAGCGTTACGTCTGTGTCAGCTGCAGGTAGGACAGCCGCCAAGAATGCGGGCAGCGATTCCTCTAGCCATCCGAGAGACAGGGCGCCGCCCGGCGCTGCTGCCACTAGGTAGGCGGTGATCTCGCACCGATACCCGCAGAGGGTCTCCCTGACTATCGGCGAGACAGGCCCGACGACGACGCACGGCGGATTCACGGCGCCGGGGTCTGTCGTGACGGTGAATCCCTCGGCCTGCAGCTGCGCGACGAGCTCGCCCCGAGCTGCTGTGAACGGTGACGCCATGACTCAGCCGACCCTAGGACGGCGCCCGCGCAGCATCCGATAGACCCGGCTCATGGCCGACGAGTCGCCGACGCCGATAATGCCTCCCGCATCGTCGAAACCGGCGAAACCCTCGGGGCTGTTCCGAGACTGATACTGCAGGGCGGCGAATAGGACCGCGCCTTGATAAACGTGCGGGCCCTCTAGGGCGGTGCCGAGCGGCGGCGGCGTCGACTGCCACGGCAAATCGGAGCGGTGCAGCTCGACCCACGACTCCGCAGCATCCGTCGCTGCGACGAGCAGTGCGTCAGACGACGGCACAGGCACGCCCAGGTGCGCACCTACGTCGTCGACGTCGAGCCATGCCGCCACTCGGTCACCCTCCCTCTGGTCAGGCGCTGATCGTCAGCGACTGCACGGCGCCCGCAGCCAGGACAGCGAGAGCCGCCGAGCCGCCGATGCCGAGAGACACGCCGAGCACGGTCGGCTCGTCGGCTCGCATGTTCATGCGGTGCGCTTCGTAGCTCTCGACGAAGCTCGACGAGGCGAGCCGCATCGTGCCGGGTGCCAGAGCCCACGAGACGACGACAGACAGGCCCAGGACGTTCATCCCGAACGCTGTCACGCCTTCGCTCGTGCCCGCCGCATTCTGCGGGCCCAGGACAGGGAACAGCGGGCGCCCGGAGTCGTCAGCCCAACCTCCGATAGTCGCCCAGACGTCAGGCGAGACCACGAGGCGATCCGGCAGCTCGCCGACTGCGCTGTAGATCGTGGCAGCCGCGTCATAGAGCACCTCGGCGGCGTCGATCCCGTCTGCGGCGATAGGCACTGCCACGCCGCCCGCAGCGGTGATAGCGGCAGCTGCCACGGTCTCGGTGCCGCGAGCGTAGGCCCGAGCCAGGTCGGCGCCCACGGCGTCGAGCACAGCCGGGCTCGTGAACGCAATCGACTCGGCGGAGACGTTGCACGAGCGCTTGACGTACACGTAGTCCACGATGACGTCGGTGATCCCGAGCACATCGGTCGCATCGCTCTTCTCGGCAGCCGCAGCGGCGTCGAGGATCGGGTCGGTGATCACGGGGCGCCGGAACGACGAGCCCGAGTCGGGCCCGGTGAGGGGCCCGAACGCTGACAGGACCGGGCGAGCGTCAGCTCGGAGGCTGACGACGCCGCCGTAGATCGACTCAGGGATGAGACCCGGCACGGTGCCCGTCGTCGTGTGCCCTGCGGCCTGTAGGAGCGCCTGCACGGCGTCGAACGTCTGCGGGTCGCTGTGGCGCTTGATCGAGGCGTGCAGGTACTCGCCGAGCGACGGCATCCTGCTTGCCGCTGCGATACGGGGCGCCGCCGTCACCCGTGCAGCTTGTGTCTGAGCACCCATAGCGGCGCCCTCCCTTTCTGCGTTGCCCGAGGCGGCTGCCTCGGGAGTCTCTGCGTCGTCATCGGGCGCCTCGTCGGGCGCCTCGTCGGGCGCCTCGTCGTCTGCGCCGGTGTCGACTGTCACGGTGACCACGGTGCCATCGTCGAGCTCGACGTCGCCCGTGCCCGCTGCAGCTGCGACCTCGGCGACCCGGGCCGCATCGAAGGCGGGGCGGGTGACGAGCGCCAGGTGCAGGGCCTTCGCTGAGCTGATGACCATAGTGCCGCCGTCGAGCGTGTGCTCGATAGGCTCGACTCCGACGCTAAACCCGGTGAGCACATCGTCGGCGGCGAGCAGCAGCGCCTCGTCACCTGCAGCGGTCTCGGAGACCGAAGCTACGACGGTTTGCCCGGTCTCGTCGTCTGCGGCGTCGATCACCTTTCCGATAGGGCGGGTCTCGTCGTGATGCAGGACGACAGGCACGCCCGACAGGTCGACAGAGCCCGCCAAGAATCGGACACGCTCGCCCGACGAGACGACGGCATCGACGTCCCACGGCACTGCCTGCCCTCGGAGGCGCCTGCGCCCAAGGTCAGCGGCGACAGGCGGCAGCTCGGCGGTGAGTCTGATCACGGTGCGACCTCCACTAGCGGCGGGAGGCCCTCGATGGCGCGGGCCTCGTCAACGGTGAGCACTCCCGCACCGAGCAGGACCGAGAGCGACTGCGCCCGAGTCGCGAGGTCGGTGCGTAGGAACGTGTCTAGGGAGTGAGAGACAGTCTGCCCGAGCGGCGTTACGTCAGCCATCGACAGGCGCCCGGCTACAGCGAATAGGTACGGCGCCAAGGTCAGGTTAGCCAGGGCCTGCCCTTGCTGCGTCACTGTGCTGTAAGTCATCGAGCCGCCGCTCTCAGCGTTGACGTACATCGGCGGCAGGTTGAGCAGCCGTGCGACGTCGACAGCGTTAGCGGCACGAGCCTCGACGAGCTGCAGGGCCTTCGGGTCGAGCGCTGTCGTCGCATAGTCGAGGGTCTGAGATAGGAAGGCGGTCGAGCGCTGCTCACGAGCGGCCTCCCACCCGTCGAGCAGCTCTAGAACCTCGTCACTCGTCAGCTCGGGCCCGCCCGTCTGCCGTAGGAATCCGCCCGGTACGTCGAGCATCGCGAACCGGCGCACAGCGTTCTCGACGAGCAGGCATGACGTCAGGATGCGGGCGCCGTCGCGCAGGGCGCCGGGCGCTGTCGGTGAGTCGAAGCGCAGCACGTTCTCGGCGATGTCGGCGCCGGTCTCGATAGTCAGCGTGCCGACCTGCAGCTGCTCGCCTTCCCAGGTGACGATAGGCCCGTCTACGTGGACATACTCGGCGGGCAGGTAGATACCGTGCCGTGGGAATCCATCGGCGAGCCGCTCGGTGACGTAGAGCCATGCGTAGGGATAGAGCACGAGGTCTGTAAACAGGCGGGTGAACGTGACAGAGCCGGGCTCGTCAGGGTCGGGCTGCTGTAGGAACAGCGGCGGGGCGAGCCGCTCTGAGCCTCGATGCACCTGCAGCGGAAAGGTGCCCGCCGTGCCTGCGATGGCGTGTACGCCCTGCCGGAATGCGGGCACCGAGAGAGCGGTCTCCCTGTTCACGACGACAGTCGAGCCGCCAGCTGTAGTCCATGACGAGCTGCGGGCCTGCCACTGCGGGCGGGTGACGGGCGCAGACGCGCCAAGGGGCGGCGGCACGGTATCCGCCGACACTAGGCGCAGCGCATTGCGTAGACCCATTGAGCTGCAGTGTAGCGCCTTCGTCACTGTGAGTAGTGGCCGGCGCGCCTGTTTCGTTACTGAGAGTGACGGCGCGCCGTCAGCTGCGGCGGGTCGCCCGGCTGACGATGCTCGGGCGGGTGCGCTGTTTCGCTGCGAGCCAGACAGCCCAGGTCCAAGCTCGGGCGGGTGCCAGGGATGAGCCGGACGGCGCACCGAGGGTCTGCCCTGTTCCGTTGTGCGGAACGCGTGCCGTCGCTGACAGCATCGAGCTCGACAGGCGCGGGTCGTCCGGGTGCGTCACCTGACCTCGCCCGAGCAGATCGGCGACGGTGCGCATCGCAGGGTCCATCTCCCGCTGCCCGACGAACGGGTGCCGGGTGACGAGGCGCCCGGCGTAGCTCGGCGTTACGAACGTGTCAGGGGCGCGCACCTTAGCGAGCAGCCGCTCGACGTCGCGAACGTCGGAGAGCTGCACGTACTCGGTGCGCACCATGCCTACATCGTCTTGCCCTGCGAGCACGACTGCGTGCGTCGACCCGTCGAGCCCTTGCTCGGCCACAGCTGCAGTCGGCTGCCAGGTGACGCCGGGAGGCTGCACGGCGCCCGCCCAGGTCGTCGGCGGAATCCACCCGGCTACAGCTACCTGCCACTGATTTAGATACTGAGACCGAAACACTCCCTCGGGGACGAGCTCGCGCTGCTGCGCAACGTAGTCAGCTCGGCGCCCGTCCCAATGCGGCGACGCCGCCCGCCATACGTCCGGGTCTGTCCACTCTGCCGCCTCCGGGGCGCTCCACTCGACGAGGCAAACGTCGCGCCCCGGCTGCGAGCTGCCGCTGCGTATGGCGTCGAGCCCGAGGTCTCGGTAGTGCCGCAGCAGCTGAGACGTATCGTCGCCCGCCGTGCTGAATAGCCACAGCTGCGGATCGGGCACCGAGCTCATGGCGGGCTGTATGCCCTGCGTCGCGACGTCGAGCCCGACGCACCACGCCTCGTCGATCAGCGCCCGGTCGACTGTGAAACCCATCCCGGCGTTGACCTTGCTCGCCTGCACCATGTAGCGCCCGACGTCGTGCGCCCGCTCGGGATGCCTTACGTCGGTGATCACCTCGGGCTGATCGGAGGTGCGCAGCACCTTCGCGCCTTGTTCGCCGCTCCATCGAGCTGCAGGGTGCCAGACCTCGCGGGCTGTCGTGAGCCGGTTAGCTACGTGCAGCGCTGTCAGCCCGTGCCAAGCCCAATACGTCGCGAGGGTGCGCAGGATGACGGACTTGCCGACCTGTCGAGGCGTCAGCACGACGACGACAGGGAAGGCCCAAGTGAGCCGAGCCGGGTCTGCAGGGTCTGGCACCTGGCAGAGCGCCGTATCGAGCACGAGCTCCTGCCACGGGCGCAGCTGCAGGCCCATGCGATCAAGGGCAAACCTACCCACCCGCAGAGACTCGTCGAATACGGCGCCAGGAGGCGGCACCGAGGCGAAACGGGGCGAAATCCCGCCGAATCGCGCCGACGCGCCCGGGCCTCGGTCAGACGAGAGTGAAGGGCGGGGGGGGTAGTCGGCACGCACCAAAAAGGCGGGGGAGTCGCGCTCGTCGAGCTGTCTCGGCTCGTCGGCGGGTGCCGCCTTACGGGCAGACTGTAGCGCTGTGTCTGGCACGACTATCGGATGCTCTCTCGGCGTGTCGCTCGATGCGTCGAGATTCTTTACTAGGCCCTGCGCCGCCCGGTATCTGTCACGGTTGCGGATACGGGTGCCGTTGCTCGTGTTCTCTTTGCGCGTCTTTGCCTGATGGCACTGCGAGCACAGGGTCTGCAGGTTCTCGGAGTCGAACGGGTCGCCGCCGTCTGCTAGGCGCTGCACGTGATCGGCGTGCAGCCGGGTGCCATCGTCTCGACCTCGCCCGCAGCTGACGCACCTGTAGCCATCGCGCCGCTTCACTTGCTCAGCCACCCGGCGCCACTGCCCGGATGCCCTTGCGTCTCCCTTGCGTGTAGTCATCGCTCACCCTCCCTCGCCGTAGAGATTAGTTGAGCGGTCAATAGTTGAGTATGTAATCGGATTTAGGGCAGAGGTCGGGCCGCCCCCCTAGGCCCTAACGGGCCTAGGTGTCCCCTTGCCATAAGGCATCCCGCTGCAGGCATGACTCATAGACCCTCGGTGCAGCACGCGCAAGGGTCTATGCGGGGCACTATCGCGAGATAGCAGGTGATCAGCCTGAGTCGCTGTGCCGGTGTCTAGCGGGCCCGTAGGCGGGCCTCGGGCGCGGGCGCGGGTGAACGTGTAGGGCATGGCTCAGAATCCGCCCACGGGCGCTACAGGGGCGCCGTCCGGGTGCGCTGCGCGCCTGCGTGCCTGCCGGGCGAGGATCACAGCTACGGCGTCAGCAGGCGTGCTCGCCCGCTCTAGGAACAGGCGCAGGCAGGCGCCGTCAGCCTGTGAATGCACGTAGAGGACTCGGGCGAACCCGTCGTCGTCTGGCGGGTGCGTGGCATTGACGATCAGTGTGCCCGCGAGGATCGGCTCGCCGCAGCTGTAGCAGGCGGCGTCGCTGCGGCGGGCCCGCATGATGACGGTGCCCGAGCTCTTGGGCGGCGTGGCTACCCTGCCGGGGCGCTTACGCCTGCGCACGTTGCTCGCCTTGGGCCCGTATCCCTTGCCCGGCATTAGAGCTTCCGTCCCTCGGCCTCGACTGTGTGCCGGGCGCACAGCGCGGGCCAGAGGCGGCGGCACGCCTTGCATCGCTCGATGCGCAGCGACAGGTCAGGCGTGAGCATGACGTCGCCCTCGGCGCCTGTCGTGATCGTGCCCGCGCAGCGCCCGCATAGGAGCGTGTCTGTCGAGTCGTCGTGCCACAGGTAGACCGAGCGCTGCCAGGTGACGCCGCAGATACTGCAGAGCGCGAGCGAGGCGGGCACGAGCCGGGCTCGTCTAGTCATGGCCGACGCCTACCCACTGCGCCACGACAGCGGCGTGCCTCGACGGGCGGCTGCTCGTGACGTATCCGATGCGGCGGATCACGCCGAGGCGGGCGAGCCCTGTCATGGCAGCGCCGACAGCATTAGGGCGCGGCGGCAGACCCACGGCGTCGAGCGCATCGTCGCTCGTGAACGGTGACGGGCTCATGCGGGCGAGGCGCTCGACCTCGGCGATGAACAGGGCGCGCCAGAGCTGTACGTCTGCG